ATTTACAGTCAATGGAATCGATATTAATTTACCTGACCCTTCTCTTGTTGCTACGGCTGGTTCTGTCGCAGTAGTTACCACTGCTGCTACGATGGTTGCCACAACAGCATTCAATGCCATCAAGAATGCTGCAGAGCCACTCATTAAGGAAGCAACCAAGAAAAAGTTTAAAGTTAAGATTAAGCAGGTCAAACCTGTGCTGCATTATGTGTTAGCAGAAGGTGGACATATAGATGTCTTTGAATACTCTGCTACTGGCACCAGACTTGTAGAGCAGGTCGATAATGTAGAGCAGTATATTCGTGACCAAGTTGAAATCAATTCACTCTACGAGATTGATAACAAGATCATTATTGATGATGTAATCGCAGACAAATTTACAAAAGAAGGGCAAAAGAGATTTAAACCTCTGTTTGCCCCTGCCAAAAAGATTGCTAAAAAATTGTCTGCTAAGTTTTCAATCTGAAATCTTTTCCCACAACCAAGAAATAAACATAACTGGAATACAAACTACGATATTGTAGAGAATATCCACAAAGATATTATCCTTTTCTTCCTTACGTTGCTCCTTCGCTGGTGCTGTTGTCATTTACCACCTCAAGAATAATACTATATAGACCGCTTTTGTTAGCATGTTTCATTGCTTCGTCTTCATTTGAAAACATGGCTGCTTTGGATTTATCCCACGTCCACTTTGGACTGTCATTTACATTGTCTTGAAAATACTCCCAGGTTCCAGCGAACCCTTCACGCTTTGCTATGTACATCAGAATGGTAATTTGATAGGTAGTTTTTCAGTAATTTGTTTCACACCTTTAGGCATGACTGCCTCCATGACTTCACGCTTTGCTTGCTCGATTAGAGTTTCTCTATTCATGTAAGCATAAACGCCAGCACCTACAACAGAAGCACTCATAACAAACGAGGCAACTGCTAGAGTATTAATTAGTTTTTGCATTTTCTTTCTTGATAAGATTACAAGGTAAGGTAACTGATTGGACATCAACATATCGTTGATAATCCACCTTACAAAGATTGGGTCCGATTTCCACCAGACCCACGATGGCAAAAATAATGTAGTCCATTACTTTTTCTTCCCACCATTCTTTGCTTTCTTGGCAGTAGCATTGCCCTGATTTTGTTTGGAGGAACCTTTCTTCCCCTTATTAGGAGACTTAGACATCAGAGATCTCCTCTGCGTGGTCTCTCATCATCTGCTTTTGCTTCGAGTGCTTCTACACGAGATTCTAAATCATCGGCAGGTTCTTCGGTAGCAACAGTATCTTCCCATACTAGTGGAGGCTCTGGGGTTGGTTCTGGTTCAGACCATATTGGTTGAACTTCAGGTTCAGTATTCTCCTCTTCCTTCTTAGCAGCATATACAGGTGCTTCAGGAAGAGATCCACCATTACCATTAGCGCCTGGTGTTTGTCCTGCTTTAGCAGCAGCAATACCAAATCCAGCTAAGGATCCAGAGAAAACAGATGCGATGAAAGTTGGGTCGAAGTCCATAATCTTCTGACCACTTGGAAGCCTCACATACGAGGCAGTTAATAGACCAGCAGACCAGATCAGAATTACAATTCTAACTAAGTCACTTAACCATTCTCTTTTTTCTTCTCTGTCTGCTCCTTCGGAAACCTTAGGTAGCATTTTCTTAATGAGATTAAACACAATCTATTTATTCTCAAACAACTTTATAAAGTACTCGGCGTCAACAACCACTAACGGTTTCTTCCTATTCTTTTTCATGACTACAATAGGTTCATAGTCACCACAGTTTGCTACTGCTTGATCATAAGCATCCCAAACATTAAGACGCTCTACATTTTTACATTCAATACTATGTGGAAATTTCTCTCGTGCTGCTCGTGCCATGATAAGATCTTCTCCACCTGCGCCCATAGATCGAGACTCGACATCCTCTGGATGGACATCGAGTATCTCAATCAACATTTGACGGACCCACTGCTGCAATCTTCTACCTTTATCTTTGGCACTTCTAGTATTCATATTACATCAATGGGTCATCCCACGGGTCTGGTATTTCATTTTTAACGCTTGGAGCATCCAAGCATCGGTCAAGCATTTTGGCCCGTTCTTCAAGACTTCCACTGACTTCGGATTCGTTTCTAGAAGGAGAGCTCTTTCCTTCCATCCAGTCCCAGAATCTCTTATCATAATTGGAAACCAGCGAAAGTATCTTTCTTAACATCTTGCTTAATACCACCAATTACATATGATTCTACCTCTGTCTCTTGAGGGGCAACTTGTAGACCCCTAGAGGACAACCAGTGCTGTGTCCAAGGTAAAGGATTGTTAGACATTGGAGTATCAAATACAGGTTTCAAACCAATGGCTCTCATGCGACGGTTGGCAATAAACTCAACATAGGAACTAAGTAGTTTCTCATTGAGACCAATGATGCTACCGTCCTTGAAAAGATATTCCGCCCAACGCTTTTCTTCATCAACAGTCTTCTTAAACTGCTCTATCGTCCATTGCTCTTCCTCTTGAGCAATCTTGAGAATGTCTGGGTCATCGCCGTCCTTCCACTTGTTGATGATGTTTTGAGTAAGGACAAGATGCTGGCTTTCGTCTCTGGCGATGAGAGAGATAATTTTAGCGGATCCCTCCATAATTTTGAGCTCACCAAACGCAAACGAGCAAGCAAATGAGACATAGAATCTGATTCCTTCCAGGATATTGACATTGACTACTGCCTTATATAGTTTTCTTTTGAGCTCATAGAGTTGCTCTTCGGCATAGTATACCCCTTCCTGTGCGTGTTGCCAGTCATTACTGTTACCGTATTGCTGTGCCGCTTGGATGAAGTCATCATAAGCTTCAGTTACACTCTTCGCCCTATCCATAATGTTAGCATCATCTAGGATAGTGTCAAACACTTCGGTGGGGTCAGAGTAAACATTCTTAATAATATATGTATAAGAGCGGGAGTGAATCATCTCCATCATCTCCCATACAGTCATAGCACCTTCAAGCTCAGGTAGTGAGCAGTAAGGGATAAAAGCCATCCCAGGACCACGCCCTTGAATGGAGTCAAGCATGATTTGGTATTTGAGATTCGCAGTGTAGATGTGCTTCTGCTCAGGACGTAGTTGTGCATAATCTGCTCTGTCTTTTTGCAAGGAGACCTCCTCAGGTCTCCAGAAATATCCAAGTTGCTGTTGTGTAAGTTTCTCAAAGATAGGATATTTATATGAATCATATCTTTGAATACCTAGGGGAGCACCAAAAAACATTGGTTGCTTCTTTAGATTGACATGATTAGCATTGAATACTGTCATGCCTTCTACTTTCTTGCTATCTTCTGTTAACTTAAATTTTGCAACTGTCACAATCTTCCTCCTCTTGTGCTCCTTCTAGAATTGAATTAAGTAAATTTTCTACTGATTTTTTCTTATCCTCCTCGTCAGAATCATCCTTCTTGATATCATATGTATTCTGATAGTAAGAAGTCTTCCATCCATACTTGTAAGTATTCAAGAAGTCTTGTGCCATAACAGAAACAGGGACTTCATTGTCAGGATAGTTTTCTGGATTGTAACTCCAGTTGCCACTAATAGCCTGGTCAAAGAATTTTTGCATTACAGCAACAATATGAATATAACCACGATTGGACTCCATATCCCAAAGAAGCGTATAAGCGTTCTTAAGAGATTGATATTGAGGGACAATCTGCTTAAGGACTCCCTTCTTTGACTTCTTAACGGACAGGAATGCTCTAGGTGGCTCGATTCCATTGGTTGCGTTTGACACAACGGAACTGCTTTCCGATGGCATTTGTGCGGACAGAGTTGAGTTCCTGAGTCCATGCTCCTTGATAGATACCCGTAGAGAATCCCAATCATACTTCAAGTCGTTTGCTACGATATCATCAACATCCTTCTTGTATGTATCGATTGGCAAAATGCCATCTGCATACTTAGTGCGGTCGAAGTATCCACACTTACCTTTCTCCTTAGCAAGTTGATTAGAAGACTTGAGAAGATAGTATTGGAATGCTTCAGTGAGGTCATGGACCATTTGTGCCGCAGCGTTATCAGAATACTTCACACCATTCTTTGCAAGGAAGTGAGCAAGCCCAATATAACCGATGCCCAGTGAGCGACGATTCTTAGTGCTCTGCTCTGCAGCAATGACAGGATAGTGTTGGTAATCAATCAACTCGTCAAGTGCCCTGACTGACAGGTCACACAACTCTTCCATCTCATCAAACTGTTTAATCTTACCAACATTAATTGCCGATAGAATACACAAAGCAATCTCACCCTCAGGGTCATCAATGTGCTGCAATGGTTTAGTGGGCAGTGTAATCTCCTGACAGAGGTTACTCATCCAAACCTTATCCTTAAAGGATGAATGCTCATTGCAGTGGTCGATATTCATAATGTAGATACGACCAGTCTCTGCTCTCTCCTTCAGAAGGTCCAGAATGAGCTCTTGAGCATTGACAGTTTTTCTTGGAATAGATTCATCTCGTTCGTAAACATTGTATAACTCGTCAAATCCAGCAAGACCAAAAGCATCAGACAGACCTGGAACGTCGTGTGGAGAGAAGAGAGAAATGTCTTCGTTTCGGATGAATCGCTCATAGAAAAGTTTGGAGATTTGAATAGAGTAGTCTAGTTTACGAACTCGGTTATCTTCAGTGCCCTTGTTATTCTTTAGGACAATGATGTCTTCTATTTCTTTGTGCCAGATGGGGAAGTGGACTGTCGCGGATCCACCTCGTATGCCATTTTGCGTGCAACATCTGACAGTTGCTTCAAACTTTTTGAGAAATGGTATAACACCCGTATGCGAAACTTCTCCCCCTCGGATTTTACTGTTGATGCCACGGATTCTACCAGCGTTGATGCCGATGCCCGCCCTCTGTGCAACGTATCTGCCAATAGCCATATCACTGCTAAAGATACTATCGAGGGTGTCATCGCTATCAACAAGGACACAGCTAGCAAATTGTCTAAGCGAAGTCCGCACTCCTGCGAGGATGGGGGTTGGCACGTTGATTTTGTGCTTTGAGATTGCGTCGTAGTATCGTTTGACATAGTTGAGTCTTGTTTCTTTTGGATACTCTGCGAAGATAGTTGCTGCAACTAGCATGTAAGCATACTGTGGGGTTTCATATACAGACCCACTGCTTCTATCTTGTACAAGATACTTATCAACCACCTGACGCAATCCAGCGTAGGTGAAGAGATAATCACGATGATGGTCAATCCAAGAATTAATCTTGGACCACTCTTCGTCAGAATATTTAGATGCTAACTCTGCATCGTAGATACCTTTTGTAATACCTTCGCATAGGTGTGATCCTACACTAGGAAATCCATGCTTCCATCCATCACCAAAGACTTGTTTATAAAGACCAAACAAAAGTAATCTTGCAGCAACAAACTGATAGTTTGGATTCTCTAGATTGATGAGGTCACTTGCCGAGCGCACAAGAATCTCTTGAATCTCTGCAGTTGTAATACCGTCATAAAATTGGATACCCGATTGAATCTCTACTTGCGATGGAGAGACGCCTGCAAGACCCTCACAGGCGCATTCGACCATCAAGTGAATCTTATCAAGGTTAATCGACTCTTGCGAGCCGTCGCGCTTTTTAACTTTGATACCGTTACTCATATTTTCTTCCATTCGTTAAACTTAACTTTTGCTTCTAAGCCTTGGTAGGTATTCGATTCTACCACACGTTGCACATCTAGTCCAGCAAGCACCATATCATTGATATCTTTCTCTTTGATATTGTTACTCCAGATAACTATCTTCTCACCTTTATCAATCGTCGATTCATATCGTTGCACAATTTGTTTATTCCTAGGCTCATTGTCATAAACAAATACTCTATTAGGAAAGACATCTTTATCTAGAGTTACGTCTGCACCACACATCGCTATACCATTAGACAGAAAAAGAGAGTCGAAAGGACCCTCTGTTACATAGACGGTGCTATCAAATTTTATACGCTCAAGACCATATAGTTTTGGATAACGCTTGTCCAGTATGGTTGTGATGTAACGAAGCTTAGAATTCTTGTCCAGTGACCTGCCTTGGTATCCATATAATTTCCCTGACTGGGAGAGCAGCGGTAAAACAATTCTTGCCTCTTTAAAAGTATTTCCGTTATTTTCCCAAGCGTTAAAATCTTCTGCATAATAGATATTTGAGAGGTGAGTCTCTGGGATGTTTCTTTGAAGAAGATATTCTTTTGCTGGGTGTGAATTATTTAGGTCTGAGACTTTTTCAAGAGAATCCAACACTGTAGTCTCTGTTACGGTCTCCTTAAAATTTGGTTTTACGAAATCAAATTTAGGGTTTGGCACACGGCGACCCCTACCTGTAGTGCCTTCTTTGTAACGCTCCATGATGTATTGGTCATACAAACCAACACTGTGGTCCTGCAAAAACTTAGCAAAACTTTTGCTCACGCCACAATTATGACACTTGAAAACATAACTGTCTTTATACCCAAACAGGTATCCACGCGACTTATTTTTTCTCTTCTGAGAATCGCCGCAATATGGACACCTGAAATTGTATAGACTCTTTTTCTTTTGAGCAAAGTTTGTAAGTTGAGGAGAGACCAAGCTAATATATTTGGTGTCAATATAACTCATCTTATAATGGCAGAGGTCGCTCCTGGTATATTAGCAGGTGGTCGCCCAAGTGTCAAGATGTTACCAAAAAATGTTGCAGATCCAATGACAATCACAGCAGCAGTGCCGATGCCCGTGGCGATCCAGCGAAACGTGGCAAGATCATTTACTCTATTTTCAAGACCATCCAGTCTATTAATAACTGCTTGGTGTTCTTTTGTATTTGCTGCTTTTACATCATCAAGCATTTTAATAATAACTTGATCATTTTTGTCACTTTCATTCAAACGACTTTCATGACGCTCTAGAATAATTGCCACCCTGTTACTATTTTCACTAATAGTCGCAACTGCTCGCTCAAGCTTATCGAGCATTTCTTTTGATAGGTCTTCATAGATATCGAGTTTGGATTCAAGGACTGCTAATTTTTGGAGACCGAATGCCATCCTCTCCCCCTATCAAACGTTATACTGTGCGAATTGTAGTGCGTTAGCATAAGTTGTAGGATTCATATTGAGGAGAGCACAAAACTTTGCTCTGTTGTCATCGTTGAGTCCTTCGTATGCTGCTACAATTTTCTGGGCATCAAAGAAACTCATATTCTGACTAGTGCCATCTTGGAATTTAACCTGAGCAAATGATGTCTCGGGGTCTCTGCCATACGACTGACCTTCCTGAGAAATCTTATATGCTTGTGCAAACACATCAGTTGCATTAGGTCCAATATTTTCTGAAATCATTTCACCTTCAGGAGTATAAGATTGCTTTTCAACTTGCTTAGTTGCTTTCTTTTGCTTCTCTGCTGCCTTCTTTCTAAAGTCATCGAGACGTGCTTTAACAAGGATATTCATCTCGCCTTGCTTATCTTGCATCTTTGCTTTAGCATCTTGGCGCTTTTTCTGTAGCTCCTGTCTGCTCTTAAGAGTTTTTTGTTGTTTGATTTGCTTTTGTGCTTTTTCAGTCGAAGACATTTCTGCTTCGCTTAAATTCACACCAGTATTCTCTTCAGACATTTTTCCTTTCCTTTTAGAACGATTAGTTAAAATTCGGTTTACCAGTTTGCGAGCACTCTTTTTGCGTCCGTCAATTTTATCATCTTGCTTCTTGCTTTTAAGAAGGCTCTTTCTTTTCTTGGTATTTACAAAAACAAAAGCAGGTGGCATAGCGAGACCACTACCATCTCCCGCCATCATTTCATTTAAATTAATTTGAGACTCTTCAGACATTGGTCGTCGATATCAGTTTGGTCTACGCCTATTGGCAATCTATTTAGGTATTCCATAAATGCCTTCAATGTGCCCCAGTATTTTGCCTCCACTTTATAAAACAAAAGTGGGGTGGCAGCATCATTAAAGATATTATATAAAACAATAATATGATTAAGAATCAAATGAGTTTTCAACTCACCATGCATCTCGTAACGTCTGAGTAATCTTTTGATATATTTGAATCTCTTCAAATCCTCCTCAAAATCATCATACGTTACGGATGCTGGATTATTATAATTTTGTATTGCAAAGAATAACCAATTATCCTCATTCAATTCATTAATAATCATATCACATTATTATCAAACGGTTACCGTCAATGTAGCCGAATCAGAAATGACTTCATCAGCACCAGCTGTTGAAGTTAACTTAACGCGATACTCATATCCATCAAGTCCTGTTACATCAGAAATCAATAGTGTATCCGCATCAAAATCCGTATATACACTACCATCTAAAGTAGCACTGATGTTAGTCCAACGTGAAGATGCACTAGATCTACGCTGCCATAGATAAACAACACTACCCTCAGTTGCACTAGCAACTACAGAGAATGCGCCTGGATCGCCAGTAGCAATTGAATCATCTGCAGGTTGTGTGCCAATGGTAATGGTTGACGTTACATCTGCTGCAATTGCATCATCAGCTTGAGTTTCATTAGCATTGGTATCTGCATTAGCGAGGAATACTAGACACTCTGCTTTATGACGGGTGTTACCATCAGCATCAGTGTACTCAAAATAAGTCCACCAACCAGGACCAGTGATACCACGATTTTTATTTTCTGATAGTTGTGCTTCTGTTTCATCAACAAAAACTGTTGTGCGAGTGCCAATGGTGTTGTTGTATGCACACCCTAGTGAACGCTCAGTTTTAGTTTTGTTTGCACCACTATCTGTTCTTCCGTACAGAGACATTTAATTTCTCCACTAAATTTTTATATCTAAAGAGTATTTATAAAAAAAGGGGCTTGCGCCCCTATCATCACTCACATCCTTTGAGTAGTGCTGTCTTAACAGTAGCAGCAATTAAATCATCAACATCGTTATCAGTTGATTTTACATAACGCTCTAGAAGTTCGACAACTAGTTTTTTGACTTGACAAGACGACATAGCCTTGAAAAGCACAGGTTTTACAACCGAGAGTACGACACCTAACATAAGAGTAAATAGAACTCGACGAGCCTATTTATCTTTGTTCTTATGTTTCCAGGCTGTAGCGTAAGCAATACCTTCTTTATCTTTGGGATAATTCTTTTTGATATGCTTTACCATGCGCTCATACTTGGCACCTGGAGGTGCTTTCTCTTGAATATCTGGATGAGGAGCATAGAGTGGTCCTTTATAATCACCAGCAAAACTTTGCTCCTTCCTCAAGACTTTTTTTCGTCTTTCTTCTCCGCCTTCTTAACGTTGCCAGGGTCACGGTCATCAATCTCAGGCATGACTTCAATCTTTGCTTTTGCTTCTGCAGCGAGTTGCCACATTTCTTTCATCGACTTCTTACCCTTTCTGCCACGGAGAAGGGCAAAGTCATGACCATCAATCTTGCCATTCTTGTTAGCATCAATCTTATGCTGACCACCCTTGAGACCTTCTTCAATCTCAACTTCTTCTTTCTTGCAATCGGGCACTTGCTTACCGCCTTTCATCTTAGTGCCAGTTGCTTTGTAACCTTTCCAGCATGAAGGTTTGTTGGGGTCCATACCAACATTCTTTCTTGCCTGCTTTAGACCTTCTTCAATCTCAACTTCTTCCTTACGATTCTGCTTGGAAGAATTGCAGTCAGCATCTCCGTGCTCAGGACAGCAGGTGCCAGCACCAGTCTTATTGCACTTCTCTTCAATCTGACCATAAGAGGTCTTACCAGTCATGCCAGCAATCGCTCTCTCCATAATAAACTTGGAGAAATCATCATTAACTGTATCGTAAGGTTTCATTTCTTCGAGTCTCGTTTATTTTTATTTATAAATGTCTTGATTGTATCCTTAGCAGTTGTTGGTTTTTCTTCTTCACAACCACAATGCTCTGTGATATCTTTTACCCAAGCACGAAACATGTCACCAGATTCTGTGACGGCAATAACATAATTGATGCCACGTCTATGAATCTTTCCTACCTGACCATCAGAATTTTTAATCCAATCACCCTCAGAAAATACTTCACCTAAACGATATGATTTCTGTTGTGACTGCTCTCTAATTTCTCTTAGCGATTTCATAAACCCATTCCTTTTCGTACTTCTAACATTAACTTTGCTGTATCTTCATTACTCAAATTTTCTGGAATGCCTTTTCTAAAAGTAACGGTATCCAATTTTTTAGCAGCATCTCTCATCTTACTCGCGGACATACCAGCAGCTCCATCAGCATCTGGATCTCTAGTGCCTGCAGACAAACACTTCGTTTTTCTATATGTAAAGTCTTTACCATTATAGTCTAATAAAATTTTTTGGAAAGCTGAGACTCTATCAGATCCAGCAACCCAAACAACTTCTTCATATTCACCTTGATATTTTTGGAGAAGTTTTATAAAAGTATTTATTTTCACATCATAAACAATATGACTAGCATGGTCAGGAAATATTTTTCTCATCCATTCAACCTTGTCTTTAAATTCTAAAGGGTCTTTTGGTTTTTTACACGTTTGAGATGGATAGATAAAATAATCTGCTCCCCAAAATCTAGCAATCCTAGCAGTATTGTCTAAGAGTTTTTTGTGTCCTATAGTTGGAGGATTAAATCTACCCCATGTAAATACCAATCTTTTCATTTATCTCCTGATACCCAGTCTTTAGATACGTTGAAGTTTGCAACACTAAATGACAATCTGTCTACTAATTTAACTGCATTCCTGTCTTCACTGATAGCAACGAATCCTTCTGGAGCTGTTATCTCATAACCATTTTCTGTTTGTAGATAAGTACCAATCTTCTCACCCTTCTCCAGTTTACGGACAAAGAGTGTTTTGGCATTCTGCAATGTTGTATATAGTCCAACTGCCTTAACCATCTGTGCTTCATTTGCTTCGATGAAATCAAGACCAGCATATAGTTTGGCAAGTTTAGTTGCCTTCGCTTTTGGTGTCTTCACCTTGGCAGCTGCCTTTTGCACTTCATCTTCAAAATACTTCTTGAAATTTCTAACAAACTTCTTAGCATTGTTGACCTTACGTCCCTGCCTAACATAAGTATTAAAATAGATTTTCAATCTAGGACCAACAGTTAACTGATCGTTTGCTGCAATCTGTGCAGCAACCTCGTCAAGAAATCCACCAGACGCTCTGACTAGATTGCCGCTGGCATTCTTCATTCTTGCAAGTTTCACTTTCTCTGCCTGAGTAAGTAGCACATCTTTACCCAACTCTTGTATTTCAGCAGACAGCACAAGGACATCAGGAGTAGTTTTCAATTTACTAACATCATATCCAAAGGTAGCAGACAGTGCTTGGATAGATGCACCCCTATAAGTTGTATGGAATACTACACCAATCTTTGCACGTTTTGCTTTTTCATACAAATCACTATCCTCAGGGATACAATATGTAAT